AGACTTGTATTGTTCTGCACTTTCGAACTTATAACCACCAACACAGAAAGTATCTGAAACAACTTGTTTCTCTATAATGTTGGTTACAATGTCCTGTTCATTAATAATAACAAAACTCTTTGATGCCAACTTCTTCAGTATCTCATGTTCCGAGATATTGGAAACACAGATATAGTTGCCTGGTGTGTTTTCATGGTCAAAGAAACTGTCACAGTCTTTAACCAAGAACTCACCTTTAGTACCAGATTCGGATAAAATGCGATATACAGTATCAGCAGGTCCTTTGGTCGGTTTGTCAATCACAACAAAATTAACATTGTCGGGCCACTCATGTTGTATCTGTTCTATAACGGCATACTTGTCTTGGTGTTCTTTTAGAATGCCAATGTTTATTTTCATGCCGAGTTCTCTATATTTTCTCAGTGCATTCATCAACATCATTTCGCCCTTGTAATCGTACAAGAGATATTTTGGCTTCATGTCAGGAAATCTTGTAGATAGTCCTGCTGCGGGTACAATTATTTCCATAGTCTGTTTATTTCCTTCATAATGAATTTATGGTTGTCATCACCTTGTTTAGTATGTAGATAGACTCTTAACAACATCAATATCAAAAGATTGTCATCGAAAAACTTTTCATATTGTTTTCTTAGTTTATTTTGTAGGTTCTGTAACTTGACCTCCAACTTGATATTGGTGTTTCTTAAGAACCATTTACACTCCAGGTCTTGTCTGAGTTTTGCAATGTCAAAGACATAAGAATCATATTCTATCGTGACAGGATCGATCAGGTGAAATCCTGGATCGGTGTACATGATGTTCTCTAACGTCAAGTCACCATGATATGTTGATTTGGGTAAAATTTTAGGTAATCTACCAATCAATTCTTCCTTTGTGAATGGCATTTCATCACAGTCATCTAACCACTTCAACTTATTATAATAAGTTTCGGTATAGTCTTTCATTTCGAGATTATCGGAAAAATTATCAAATAAAGTAGACAAAAAATTAAACAGCTGGTGACTATTATTGTGTATTAGATAATTCTTCATATCCAAACCATGGATGTATTCCATGATTAGAACATTTTCACCAACCGAATATATTTCAGGAACAGGATAATATGCATCATATAGAAACTTCATTTGTTTGAAATTTCTTTCTATATTACCAGTCTTTTCAACGTACAATCCGGTTTCGTTTTCTTTCAAGAATATTTTACAACCGGAATGACCACTGAGTTCCTTTATGATTTTGTCCATTGTTCGTAATCATCCCGAATTAAAGAATGCCATGTTCCATTGTGTGTGCCAGGTGGAAATGGATTGTTCATGTTCACATAGACAAGTTTCTCACCAATCAAATCGTGTTTATGTAAGTTCGCTCTCATCAAGTCTTCACCAATGAATTGATTACCACCATTGTAGTATTCATCAATGTTTTCATATGTTGACATATATTTCACCATATTGTCTTTTGATGAAAAAGCAAACTGGTCATTCCCGAAATCTCTTGTCGGTACCATTCTGCAATTTGGTATGTACAACTTAGAATTGTCCAACTGTTCAAAAGGAATCTTCACGTTCAATGCATAATCTGTACGGGAACGAATGATCCAATCATAATCATTAAAGACTAATTTCCTGCATTCGTTCATCGAATAGAACATTCGATATGTGAATCTTGGAGGATACTTTTGTGCGTTTGGTGTATTTGTATACTTGCTGTCGTAATCAACTAGTGGTGGAATTTCGAATTGATAACTTGTTGGTCTATAAAGTTCCAAAAGTTTTCTCTCATCATCGAATTTCCAACTATGAATATACACATCCACATCGTAATGATCCAGTAGATTGCGTTTATAATATTCATAACCTTTTTCAAATGATCTGGATTGTCCAGAAAAACATAATGCAATTTTCATCGTTGAATAGAAACAGTTAATTTATCGGTTGTCACACCACGTAGTTTGTTCATGTATATATTACGCATCAACATCATGTGTGGACAATATCTGTCTTCCTTATGAATTCTAATATTCTCTTCACCATATTTGCGTTCATATCTTAGATAGTCTTCAAATTCTTTTTCGAAAGGTGACATATGCAGTCTCTCATATACATCATATAGAAAATAATGTTTTGCGTAAGAGAATGGCATAATTGCAAAAATATCAGATATTAAATTGTAAGACTCTTCGAAAGGAGTGATTAACATATCAATATCTTTGAAATCGAACAATTGATGAAACTTGATATCGTATCTACAATACACTAGTGTATCATATTCTTCGTTAATTAAATCAAAAGCCTTTTTTCGGCTATAGTTCATTGATGCATTACCAGCAATTCGATCTTGATTTGGATTTTTAGGATTCATAGTACGAATCCTTCTTTCCATCATTTCGAATTCTTCTCTATGTGTTTCATAGTTCTCGAGCTTGATCCTTACGGGTTTCAATCTATCAATCACATTGTTGAATTCTTCTTGACTGTCAGACCAGAGGTGACAGTAAACATCCAGTTGATTTAAATCAATAAATTTTTTGATGTTTTCCCATGTTTGGTCAAATGTTCTATATTGACCAGATAAGACTATACAATTTTTCATTTGATCCAGTACCACACATCACATTCTGTAAAAAGAATCTGTTTGCCAACTTTGGCAGCAAATTCATCGGCTGCTTTTTTAACACCAGGAATAGCATTGTAATCATGGCCAGCAAAAACTCCACCAGTCTTCACTTTAGAATAGAAGTTGGCACAATCTTTTGTGAGTTGTTCGTAGGTGTGTAGACCATCAATAAAGATAACATCATAATCATCATCAAATAGTTTATCGACAACGTTGTCCGAATAGTCTCTCAACAAATTAAAACGATTACTATAACCCAACAAACGATTCATAAATCTTTGGTAGATTGCTTCGCGCTCATTTAGATTGTTTCCGTTCCAGTCAACATAATTTGAATATGGATCAACACCAGTCAATACACAGTCTGGATTACTGTCTAACAAAAATTGTGTGGTGTCACCAATATCACAACCAATTTCCAATACTCTTGGATGATGCATTCTTTTGATCATGCCTCCAAGTCCATATCCAGAACACTTGAATGCGGAAGAAGGAGGTGTGAAGGCCTGTGTTTCAGTATTAAATGTAATAACGTCACTCATTATAAAGTCCTATACTTAAAGAATTGAGATTCATCTTCCTGACCATATTTTTGTTCAACGAATTTCTTCCATTCGGGAACGCGATCATATTGATGAACGATGGGGAAAACATATCTATCATGTGTCATTACAACGCCATTTTCGAACACTGGTTCATAACACAGAAGATTTGGTCTGAAATATTCAATCTTTGTTGGATCCGCAACAGTACCCGCTTCGCAAGCCCAACTAACTGTGACTCTCGTAACATTTTTGAAAGGTTGTGTACCGATCAGAACATTGAAGACAGCTTGGTCACAAATAGGAATTGGTCTGTTAATTGCGTTTGTAAAAATATTGAAAACCATATCTTTAACATATTCTGAAGCACCACCAAAAGTTCCTACGTTGTAGATAACATTGTTTTTGAATTGTTCATAAACATATGGGCCATAGGACTGTTTGAGATTGTCATCACCCCAAGGTTCATCTTTGTAACGAAGACCTTCAGATGCAACAATTAGTTTCACCGCTGAACCTGGTGTGATTTCTCTTTCAATGTGTTCGAATGGATCTTTTTGAAAGTAAACGTCTTTTACATCGGTCGTAACAACCAATTTATATTTTGCCCAGTTTGTTCTGAGATATTCATAGATTGATAGGAATCTCAAAACGTGAATTGGAACACCATCAACATGAGCCATTGGAACAACAATGACACCTTGTTCATTTAACCAATCGATTGTTTTTTGTGTTGTTTTACCCGTAACCAGAACAACATCATTATCACCAGCAACTTCTTTTGCTGACAACACCCAAGGTTTTAACTGATTGATTTCATAGTTGGTGAAACCACCGATAATTAAATTTTTCTCCACGGAAATTCTCCATTATATTTTTCATTCATCACTTTGTTACCATTCAAAAAGAAGTCTGCATTAACAGAACCAGCATTACCATCAACACGATAGTTGACAGTATACTTTCCTGTGCAGTCGAATTTAGGAAAATGTTGTGACAGTACATTCAACCAAACACGATCTTGACCCCAACCGCCATGCCATACTTGTGCTAATTTTATCGCAACTTCAGTTTTAATGCAATAGCAATTAGTATCTATATGATTAACACCATGATATGTTTTCCACTTACCAAGAGATTCACAGTCATCATTACATATGTATTCACCATCTTTTGTACACACCTTTCGGAGTGAATAGGACCAGTCCAGGTTCTTTTCTTCTATTGTTTTGATGCAGTTCTCAATATGATCTGGTTCAAACCAACAGTCTTGGTCCAGGTAAACCACATACTTGGTATCAATTAGATGGGTGAAAGCGGCATAGATTCTGTGACCATAGAATCCGTTTGCGCCAACATTAAGTGGTAGAAAACACCTTTCCAGGTTCTTTCTTGACAAAAAATCATCCGTAATGATTCTTGTTTTGGAATGTGCTTTTGGTCCATCCGCAATAACATAACATTTTGATTCATAAGATTGATTCATTACGCCACGAATGGCATCTTTTAACTCTGGTTCACCAGTAGTTGGCATAATCACAGTCACGCTCATAATTTAACCTCTTGTAAGTTTCAATATAATTTCTATTTGTTTTTCAATAATAGGTTTGCGGTTTGGCCAGTAGATATATTCTTTGTCGCCTGTACTATGTAGTTTCTTTAGGAGAGGCACAATTATTTTCTCAATATCTTCCAGTCTCTTTTTGTAGTCTTCAGCTGTCTGTTCTGTTTTGTTGATTGCTGAATTATATTCTTCTTCCGATACGGCCGAGAAACCGTAATCGAAATCAGATTCTTTATATTCTTTAAAAACTTTGTCGAATTCGTTTAATGGCATTATTTGTAGGAGTAATCACACATCATACGGGTAGGATAACCATCACCGCCTTGTGTATCACGTATGTTGAGTTTAAGAATGTAATGACCGGTTTCTATTTCCATGTCAATACGCTTACCATTACCGGATTTACCACCATAGTATACAGTACAAGAAGTTGGTGTTGCGGCTTCTGTCATATACTTTTTATCAATATCATAAACCTCAGTTTTACCGGTCAATTTATGAACAATAGTATAACCATGGCCAACACCTGAAATTAAGAAGTTTTTCAATTCAGTTTTCTGTTTCGGTGACATTGTTTTCCACACATCTTCATTGTAACCCTTTTTAAGTTTACCATTGTAAATATCACAAAACAATGCATCATTAATATTAAACATGTTCAAAATTTTTAAACCGTCTTTATTTTTGATGCGACCAGTTTTAATTTCTTCTGGAGAAAGAACAGTACGTACACCAGAATTAAAAAATGTAACTGTGCCGCCAGTTTTCAAACTCAGATAAATTTCTTTTTTACCATCACAGACTAATGTAATATCGGTAACAACGGGCCCCAGATTGTTATCTTGTACAGGAATCTTTGATGAAATGAGAACTTGTGGTGTAAAAACAAAAGGTCGTTTGTTGTTCAGTTCACCAACCATTTTAACTTCTAGTTTTTTAACATTATTTAATTTGTGTAGTTTGACAATATCATCAACTGCTTGTTGCAATTTAGAATCGGTAATTTTTGTACCTTGCCACCATTCCGTAATTGCTTCGGCTAGTTGACCTTCATAAGCATTACCTTTGTTCTGTACACCTCGGCCGCCAGATGATCCAGAACCAAACTTCATTGTTATTTTAGATACTTTTGCCTCTTTTTTTATTTTTGCGAGGTCTATATCGGTTTGCAAATCTCTGGTAACATTGATCTTACTAATAGAAGCAGGATCAATGTTGATTGGTGTTTGCAGTTTATTAAACTTATCTTTAAGGTATGCAAAGACATTTATAATCTCATCAATCTTTGCTTTGTCACCTTTCAGAGTTTGCTTAATTTCCGTCGCAGTTTTTGGGAAAAATGTATAAGCCATAAGTTACTTTCAAAAAAAGTATTTATCTTATGATTTGGATCTCCTTTCCAGAAGTCCAGACCTCTAAATCGGTTTTTAATTTATTTTCCTGTTGTAATGTTGCATATCGACTTGAAGCTTTGTTTTTCCACCATCTGATTAGATTCTCAAGATGATGTTTCTCATAGTTTTCACCAGGAACTAATTTGTCAGTTTTGCAGTTGACATAATCTACCATATTACTGAATCCATAATCACTGATATAGTATCTCTTCTGTTCTGTCAAATTCTTTGCTTTATTTATTGTATCATTAAAGGCTGTTAAGGCGTCTTTATCACTCTTTAATGATTGTTTAGTCATTGCAATGATTGCCATTGTTGTTTTCAGTTTTTTACTTGATGATTCTGGATCAACGATATCACCAACTATACTCTCAACAAAACTTTTCAGGTCTTCATAGGGTTTGCCGTGCATAAGTGGTACGAAATCACTATCAGTCAAACCTTTGAAACGAATGAAAGGTTTCATGCCATCATATTGAGAAACTGTCTTTGTACTACCATACAAACTGGTTGTCTCAAACAAACACATGTTCATATTGTATTTCTTGTTGACAATTTCACGAACTTCATGTGATGTGCAGATGCTTGCAAGAAGTTTACCACCAAGATAATTGTAACCGAATGGTTGTGCAGGAACGATTACGAATCCCATCATTGCAGAATCATTGAATCGTTTCGCCCATTCTGGTTGTTGGGTGAAGACCTGCGCCAACATTTCATTTCTTGGTTTCATATTGATTACTGGTGAACCAAGGCGAATAAAACCAACAATCTTCTTCGTGTTCTTTTCGATGACAGCCAGGCGAACCTGGCGTCCAACAGGAGAAATGTTGATATGTGAACTGGTGATATTCAGTAGATTTTCCCATTGATCAATTGGAATCTCACACACTTCAAAATCCATATCGGCCGGATTCATACTGAAATCTGAAAATAAATCATCTTCTAATGGAAAAAGAGGATTGCTTGGCATTTCAGAAAGAGATGCCAACTTCTGATCTCGCATATATTCATCGATTCGATTGAATTCACCAAAGTAGTCTTTGAATACTTTTGCACAATGAATTCCATCTTGTATATTTAAATTCATACTTTAAAACCCTCAAAGGCCTTTTTGGCTTTCATTTCTCTGTTACCGAAAGTGTTCAATGGTTTATCTTTACCTGAATCAATAATATCATCTTGTGCAGATTGTTCCACATCATACAGGCGCATCTTCGCTCTGTCAATACCTAGACTGAATCGTTTGTATTGTGTTGGATCAGAATAACGATTCTTCAACTGTTTGACCATGATCTGACCAAGTTCTTCCAGTTCTTCAGAAGAAATCAATGCAAACATCAAGTCTGCTGTAGCGGGCAAACCAAAAGACTCACTTGTGTCTTCCAATCCGGGGTCGGAAGAAGTATATCCACTTCTTGTTGTTTGTGTCGCAGAAACAATTGGTACTCCGAATTCAACGGCAAGACCTCGCAATTCCTCTGCGATTGCCTTAACATAGGTATATGAATTGACGTTTGATCCGGTTTTAATGCGAGAACTACAACAAATATTGAGGTAATCCACAAAAATAATATCAGGAACAAAGCTTTTCTTGAGATTAAGTTCATTCAACAATGTCCTAAAATGTGTTACTGATGCTGCTGCTGTTGGATATTCTTTGATGATTAATTTGCCAACAGTTTTTTCTCTTAACTTAACGATTCTTTTGTCATACGCATCCTTAGATAAGTTGACCAAATCATCAACAGTGACGTTCAACAAGTTCGCATCAATACGTTCTGCGATCTTTTCTTCAGCCATTTCCATGGTGATATATAGCACATTCTTGCCTTGAACCATACATGATGCAGCAACGTGACACATGAACAAACTTTTACCAACGCCAGTGCCTGCAAGAGCAATATTCAATGTCTTTGCAGGAAGGCCACCTTTGGTGATTTTGTTGAAGTATTCCAAATCGAAAGGAATCTTTTCTTCTTTGCGGTGATAAAAGTCAAAACGATCATCTGAATTTTCCAGATAATCGTGACCAACAGAATTGTCGAAACTGATTGCCAGTGCATCAGAAAGAATCTTCGGAATCTGACCTTTATCGTGTACTTTATCTTTTCCGTCTAGAATAGAAATCGAACCGAGAACTGCATTATAAATTGCTTTTTCTTGGCAAAACTTTTCCGTTTTATCAACGAGCCATTCAATTTTCGATACTTCTTTTTTAGACGCATCGATTTCTTGTAAATAAGATTCGCAGTTCTCTAGTTCTGAATCGGTCAGGTTTCTATTTTCTTTGATGGACAGAACCAATGACTCAATTGAAGGTGTCGAGTTGTACGATTCAACAAAAGAAGTAATTTCGTTGAAGATTGTTTTATCGGTTCTATCGGTGAAATACTCAGGTTTTATGAAAGGTAAAACTTTGCGTAGATACTCATCATTGTAAATTAGGTTTTTCAGTATTGTCTGTTCCAGTTTCATCAATAATATCCTCATCCATATTAGATGACATTATTTCTACCAATAAGTCACCAATATAATTTTTGAAATCTTCGTCTTTTTCCAGCTTTGCTGGTTTCTTGACTTCAGATTCTAACACATCATAAGCAAAAAGTAAATGAACTCCGTCACTTTCTTCTTTTATTTTAACCTTACCATATTTGAATACGGTATCTTTATAAGGTCCTTGTAGAAGCCTGATGTGAACTGTTGTTGCATCATTCTTAGGATATATGTAACAGAAATCAATACCCTCAATCATTTAAAACACCCTCATCGTCCTCACTCTGCATGATTTCACTTGCAGCAACACGATACTTATTTTCAACAAATTCTTGGAAAGATTTTTGTTTCAAAACAGACAACCAGAACTCTTTTGAGTGAGTGTCCTTTTCCCGATACTTCTTATCTTCTACTTCACCGGAGGAAACATCCACTTTGCTATACCACCCATTTGAGGGTTTGATGACATGTCCGGATTCCAATGCAATATCAAGTAAGCCTGACCAACGGCTAATACCACCATCAAAAGATACAGACACAGGGATTTTAGATTTTTCTTTAACATACCTACTCTTTTCTACGTTAATAAT